AAGACTTCTTTATCTCTGGGATATTCGCTTTCTTCTTGGGTTCCGCTTTCTTCTTGGGTTCCACTTTCTTCTTGGGTGCTGGTGCTTTCTTGGGAGCTGGTGTTGGTTTCTTTTCTGCTGTTTTAGGTTTAGTAATTTTATATCCTTTTCCTTCTAATGTCTTCACCATGTTCGCCTCACTTGATTCTTTTCTTGTTTGTGCTTTCTGTTTCGCTTCTGCTTTCTGTGCTTCTGTTTTAGGTGGAAACATTTTATCATAGTCAGATAGTTTAATAGTCTCACCTATTTTAGTTGAGAAAGGATTGAATGATTTAGACTTATGGTTTATATCTCCATGTTTCTCTAAAAATTTAATCATTTCCGCTTGACCCTTTAATCCTTTGGGAATAGTGATTTTATTTCTCTTATTAAACATTCTTACTATTTTACGTAATTCAGAGGATTTCATCTTGTCGCTCATTTGATATATTAATTGTATATAAATAAAATCTATTTAAGTATTATAAAAAAGAATGCCGAAGAATAACACGATAATACATAAATCACATTCTAAGAAAGACCTATTAGGATACGTGAAGGAATTTCAGATATGTTTAGGAGTTTCTATAAAAAATAATAAATATGAAGTCGCGACATCTCTATGGGACATGTTATCTAAGATAGATTATCTTTTTATTGATCCAGATAATTCATTACAGATTAGAGACATAACAGAGCTGAGGAAATTTTTAACGTCTCCTAATCCTAAAAAAAATATATCAATTAAAGAAAAGAATGATGAGATATTAAGAGCGAAAAAAATAATTCATTATTGTGATAATAATTATAATATAAATAATTCATTATTTACAAGTAGAAGAATATTATATGAAGAAGCGAAATTAAACGCCATTCATGGAGATATTCCCATAGTAAGAAAAGCGAATAAAAAATTAATGGAAGACCCTTTTAAATTATATAATATTAAATGTACGATATCTCCATTAGTCCAGAGAGATTTAGACATTAAGAAAAAATTAAATACTAAGATAGACACATATGAATGTCAGATTAAGTTCGGTTCATTCATTATTGATTTTGATTAATGCGTTTTATTTTTAAAATAAATATCTCTATTTAGTATATAATGAAAACATATTATAATGCGACTTACTATGATAACGCCTATGAAGGAAAGAAGAGAGGAAGGAAGACGAGAAAAGAAAGAGAAGAATATAATATGAGCCAGAGATTAAAGATAACTTACGGAAATTTTATTCTTAATTTTGATTAATTTAAGTCATGCGTTTATTTCTCTAAATTTTTTTTCTATTTAAGTTTATAAAAAGAAATGAATCAGAAAATTAAAGAAGATTTAAAATTTGGTTTTGATAGTGAAGATACTTCTAAAAAGTATCTGGAATATGTTTATGGTCCTTTAACTAATACAAGATTAGAAGGCGATACATTTGCTAAATTTGATTTTTATAATGATAAATTTAAAGTAGAATTAAAAACGAGGAGATGTAAGTTCGGTCAGTATCCCGATTTATATTTTGAGAAAGGTAAGATAGAAGAGGGTATAAAATGGTTAGAGAAAAACCCCGATGGAAGATGCTTTTTTTTATGGAGATGTATTTATGATGGTTGGGGTCATGAAGGTTTCTATTACTGGGAATATAATAAAGATGAAGTTGATATTAAATGGGGAGGGAGAAACGACCGAGGAAAAGATGAATATAAATTTTTAATAGCGATTAAAAATAAATATATTAAACCTCTTTTTATTCTTGATCCATCTCTTTAACATATACATTTTTTATCGTGTCTATATCTGTTCCCATCTTTTTTGATAATTCTTTTTCTGCTTTTTTAACATCTGATAATAAATCAGATGCTACTATTTTCCTTAACATCGTTGTAGAGATACTTTTATTTAAATATTTTTTAGATGTCTTAATAAGTAATTGAGACAATCCATTACGGCTCAGAGGAAATATAATATCATTAACTTTAAAATCCATTCTCTTGATATACATACGAAGGATTTTTTCTAAATCTTTTGGTATCTGTAAGACCTTCTCCTTATATTTTTTACTCGTCTTATAATCGTTCAAGATGAAATTTAATTTCCCCTTCTCCATTACAAGATAATTATTTTCTTCTTTCTGTTTATTTGATAGTTTGTTATATTGAGTTTTCTTTAATAATATCATGTTAGAGAGGTCGTTTCTTAAAGGAATTCTTATCAAGATATTTAAGATAACATAAACCATAAGGAGATTCTCTTCTTTCTTGGAGATAGAAGATTTCTTTTTTAATTTAGGAATACTTAAATCATTAGATATATCCTTTATCATTTTATTTATCTCAGATAACTCTACGAAATTATTTTTCTGTTTATCGCTGATAACGCCAGAGGAATTATCATCAACATATTTTTTATTTAATTCATCTCTTATATCATTATATTCTTCAACGATTTTTTTATCTTTCTTCGCCATAAGATAAATTATGATAGAATTATAATAATTTCTCTGCGTTGTGAAATGTTTTTCAGATAATTTTTCTTTAACTTGATCTATATCTTTTAAAAAATTTAAATTATCTTCATTAAACGTTTTCATGAGTTTCATAAGGTTTCCTACATACATCTTAATAGTGCTTTCTTTAATATTCGGGCGAGCCTCCTTAATTAAATCGGTTAGTTTTTCTGCGTTCATTTATTATATAATTAGATTTTTATTTTAATTTTATATGATTAAAAATCGCGAAAATTAAATAAACCATATTGACATAAACAAGATTATAAAGATGTCATTATGGTTTATAATTAATTAAGAATAATATAAAAAAATATTGTTATTTCCATCTTGGTTTATGTGAAGAAAACATCAATCTGTCCGTTATTGATTACAGCGTTCCGCGATACTTCCAGATAACAATACTGAGTATAAGTTCCCGTCGCTAAACCTTGTCCCGTTCCCGCTGTGTTCAGAGCGTTCATAGTGAGATCTATTCCCTTCGTACCTACACGCTCGCCTCTGTTTAATCTCCATCCTTGCCAGAATAACTGACCACCGAAACCTCCCGTCTGTCCTCTTCCTTCATATAATAAATGTTCTACGCCGTTATCTGCGAGAGCGGTTCCGCCACCAGAATAAACTTCTCTGGGGACATACATTTGTTTTTGTTCTGCGTCTCTTAATTGGTGAAACTGCCGAGCCGAGTTAGAGACTATCTGGGGATATAAAAATCTTTCATTATAAAATAAATTCGTTTCTAATTTCCCTACTGCTTCCCCAGTCTTTTCCATAGCTCTTGCTTGATAAATATTCATGATACCTTTATCTGGTTCAGTTTCATTAGGGACATATCCCGCGAATGCTCTTAATACAATTCTACCAGCTCCCCCGACTTGTCTTACGTTGCTCTTGGAGTTATCCGTGTTATCGGCTGCCGAGGTGATAGTCTGGCGAGATAAGACGAAATCATTATAAGCGAATGAAGAATTATTATAAGTTTTCATCATATCATCCATGCGACCCGGATAAAAAATGTGGTCTGAAATTAATTCCAGAGTATTCTGGTCTATGAGGAATTCCTTACCGCTTTCACCATCTCCCGCTTTATCAAGAGATACACGACGCTGTGTAGTTGGAGAAAAATATAATTCTATCTGGACGCGGTCGCTACCCATAGCGAATAAAGGAAGATGATTTCCCGCCCCGAGGAAAGGGAATAATTCATATAACGGAATAGAGTAAGATGGTGATAAATCCTTTCTATCTGCGTCTGGTGCGATTACTTGGAAATTATGATGAGTAAGACCGGGTCTCTGGGCTCCCGCCTTCGCCCATCCGCCTCCGGGGTCTCTTGTATATTCCTTACCATTCTGGATGCCGTAATATTTCGCGTCTGTCTTATGTGCTTGTTCTGCTGATGTGTTATCATAAATCATCCCGAAGTCCATACATCTACCATCGCTAAACTGATGACGCTGGGTCTGTGTATCAGAAGGGAGAGATAGAGACTTTAATGATTGAAAGTTATTAAATTCTTCCATGTCTGAAAGGATGCGACCAGAAGAAGTCCTTAAAACTGCTCTCTGGATCAAGGATGAAACACCGATATTAGGAGGGAAATAACCTCGCGTAATACCAGCGGGAGGAATAACGCTAAGAGCGATAGTGCTACCAGCGGAGAGAAAACCCTTCGGTTCTAACTCAAATCTGGCGAATGTATTATTAGATGAGAAAACGACTGGGCGTAATACGTCGCTCTCTATCTCTTGGTTGCTATCTACGGGGAGACTTTCTAACTGAATTAAACTCGGCTGTGCGGATGTATCTGGTTTATCTGACATATTTATAAATATACATCATATAAAAAAATTAAGATAAAAAAATAAAAAAAGAGGAATTATTACTGGATTACTTGTATCCCGTTCTGATTAAATGCTACGTTCATCTCACTATTCACGAAGATAAAAACCGAGTGCGGATGGTCAGTAGTTAAATTACTATCAATCGTTAGTCCCCAGTTCTGTGTGGTGAAGTCAGCTCCCGCTCCCCCTAATTTATCATAAGTAATACCTAATCCCCATACTTGTCCGCCGTCTGGGACTGCTGTGGAGATAGTGATGTCATCATCGGTCGGGTCTGAGGATATGTCGCGATTAGTATTAATAGGACTTACGGACATCCTCATGTTTTTATTCATAGGACTTACGGCGGAAACATAATCGCTAATTACTACTGGATCAACAGATAACTGGTCTTTATTTCCTCTCGTATTATTATTCATCTCAAAATGTTTAGGATATAATGCTCCTCCTTTCGTCCAGACGACCTTGGAAATATTAGCGACGCTCCCGTCCTTATTCGTAGGATATAATGTCTGATATGAATCAAATTTTCTATTATTTAAAAACTGAGAAGGAATAAATGAAGAAAATACACTTCTAACCTTACTTAAACCGAGATTAAAAGATATGTTCGCTTGCTGTGAGTTGATAGTATCATAGTACGATGTGATAGATTGATAACTAAATACACCACTATTACCCATCTGGGACATTTCCGCTGGTGAGTAATCCGTCACTTCTACGACTAATTTTAAATCACTAAATTCATACCATGCGTCTGATAATCCAGTAGTATCACCAGCGACACCATAAATCATCTGGCTATCACTTGCTAATGCGAGGGAAATTTCCAGACCCCCGAGCTGTGTATCTGAAAGGGGGATATCAGAAGTTCCATTAAATAAACCACACGGGAGAGGAAGAGAAAAATCATTTTCTACACCAGAATAAGTGACGCTATCATTAAACGCTTCGGCGTTAGATAAAGTTAGTAATGTCGTATTCATGTGAGTGTTCATATCGTCTAAACTCGCCCCTAACGGAATGAAATTATTTAAAAAATGTGCGTAGTGTCTTATGTTCTCTATCGTCTGTTGATGTTTAATACTTCTCGTAGTAAGTGATTCAAACGCTCCATAAACGCCGAGACGTTCATTAACCGCCATAGGAGCTGACCCTTTCGCGGGGTTCGCCGCGTCGTCTTTATAAAATCTTATCTTACCACATACACGGACAGAAGCGGGGCGGAGAGTAGCGTTCATAGCGGGGACTTGGAAAATTAAATTCGCTATACCCTTGCGGAAACTCATTTTACCATCTGAGGGAGAATTATTCACGGAAATCTCTAAATATCTTGATGACATGTTTATAATGAAATATATTTAAAAAATTTATTTAAGATAACTTAAAAAAGAATAAACCATATTGACAATAACAATATTATAATAGGGTCATTATGGTTTATAAAAATAATCTCTATAAATAAATAAAAAATTGTTATTGGCGAAAAGGTTTATTAAGATAAAATTATTTTCTATTTAAGTAATATAAAAAATGGCTGGATTTCACACGAAAACATTTTTAAGACACGATGACTATATGACACCTAAACACGCTTGGGAAGATATACAAGAATATATACCGAAAGATAAAATTATATGGGAAGCGTTTTACGGAGATGGAAGTTCTGGAAAATATCTGGAAGAATTAGGATATAATGTGATTCATGATAAAGATGATTTCTTTTTAAGTAATAAAGGCGAGGTTTTAGTTAGTAATCCACCTTTCACATTATGTAAGACCATATTACCACGATTAAAAGAATTAGAAAAACCTTTTATCTTGATAATGCCGTGTTCTAAATTAACTACTTCTTATATAAGAGAGACTTTCATGAATTCAGAGGATAAATTACAGATTATAATACCTCGTAAGAGGATCCACTTTATTAAAAAAATTGGGGGAGCTGATGGAGAAGTTCCCGAGGGGTGGAAAAATGCTTGTAATTTTGATTGCTTCTATTATTGTTATAAAATGAATTTACCCCGAGATATTTTATGGTTAGAGAAAAAAGTATAAAAAAAAACCTATTTTTTAGTAATTTTTTTTATCGTGTAATTGTAAGATAAACGATTTTGCACTTTTTTTAGGTTTTATCGTAGGAAATATTTTTTATGAGGGGTATATGAGTAATTTATTCTTCATTTTCTAATTCAGCGATAATCTCATCTTTAATTTCATGATATAATCTTCCGTTTCTTGCTCTGTCCTCGGCTGTTTCTCTCTCCCATTTTTCTACTGCGTTATCTTGATGTTTAGGTTGTCCTACTGCTTTCGGTCTCGGGGGAATAGGTCTATAATCTGGATGAAGTTTCACTTTATTAGCGACATCAACTTTATTGTATTTTTTCATTTTTATAATTTATCATAGAAAAATTTTATATATTTCATATTATAAAAAAGATATGTCATTAGTTATTACGGGAAATAAACTTACTCAATCGGGTGTGAAAGATATAGGAATATCACAAGAACCTTATTTTTATCGTAATTCGTTGAAGGAAACTATTACGCTCCCTCCTAATAGTGAGGTCGCCGTCCAGTCTGTTAAATTAAATAAGGGTGAAGCGATACATATATCGCCCGATGATGGTTTTTATGGAAACTTCGGAATAGACCTCGCTAAAATAGATGATGGATCAACAACAGAAAATACAACAGCCATGCCCGTATGGGGGTCTATCGGGCTCACCGATGCGGGGAAAGGTGAAGACGTAGGATTAATAGAATTCGCTAATAGAGTTTCAGAGGCGTTAAAGATGGCGTTTCCTCATCCTAATGTATCTTATCGTGAGAGTAGCGTTTTAGCGAATAGTTATTATCCCCAGTCAGATAGAGAATATAATTCTACGACGGGAGCGTTTGAGGGTTTCTCTCTTACTATGAAACAATCGCCGAGTAGTGAAGATGTAGAAGTAGCGGGAGATATAGAAAATTTCCAGAAATGGTACGATGATGAGGACGCTTCATTATCATGGGATAAAGCGACTAAAAAAATTTCTTCATCTACTAATGGGGGAGACTTCACACACGCTACAACGGATATGACTGGCTCACTTATAGATTATCCTATCAGTTTAAATAAGGGGAATATGAGAGTAGATTTAGATGGTGTCGTCACAGATACAACCGACTGGGAAGTTGTTAAGGGTTTCGCTTTCGGTTTATGTAGAGACCAACAACACGGAGAAGGCGACCAACCCGTAGAATATTTTAATGATGCTGGGACTATTCCCTCTGATAAAACATTTAATAATAATTTTAATCAAGTCGCTTTTGATTTCGGCGTTTATGCGATACAAGACCCAGCCGACGATAAATATTATCTTCATATAGGACAGATGAGCGTGAAAGATGGAGATATAACTAAATTATCCATGAATGAAGTGAAATATTATGGATGGGCGGAACCTTATCCGGGGGATAAACCACCATACGCGACGAAATATGATTTATCTGGGAATGCTGATAAGATATCTCAGATATTATTTAGAACTGAAAACGAGATATTAAGGATATACGTGAATAAGGGGGCGAAATCTACATCGGATAATCCTCTGGATGACCCTAACTGGACTTTATTATGCTCTCGTGATTTCTCACCTTATTATGATAGTGCGGGGGATAATTATAAATTAAATTATCCTAAACCTATTTCACAAGGATGCTGGTGGATGTATCCTAAATTCTGTCTCCCAGTAGTTTCATCTCATTTATTTTTATCTGCGTATTCGGGGATTAAATCTAATGCTATCTCTAATCCATATTTTAAAAGTAAGTATTCATGGAACGCCCGAATGATAGATAATCTTACAGATGAAGAGGTCTATAATGTTGATAGTAGATATATGAACCAGATGACTAATACTGAAAAATTTACATATAAGGGAGTAGCGGGACATGAAATGAAAGATTACGTATTTACTATCATATTAAATGAAGATAAGAAATTTTATATCCCTACTAATTTAGCGAGTGATCCATATATGTCTCGTAAGTTAGGTTATGGAGATATTCACATATTAAGACCAGATATAAACGGGAACGCGTTAGGAGGTGAAGACGCTGATAAAGGATGGAGTTATGAACCAGTATCCGTGCCTCAGATATTAAACTCGGGGTCTTTATTTATTCGTCTTGATAACTTCACACAGAAAACAATTAACGGAGCCGTCGGGCGTCCTTCTAAAATCCTTTATACATTACCACAACAAGACCAAGCGGGGGGAACTTCTGGAATTTTATACTACGAACCACAAGACAGAGTATATGTGAAACTCGGGAACCCGGGCGAATTAACATTAAATACTTTTGATATTTCTATCTGTGATGAGAATGAAATATTAGCGAAAACATTACAAGACCAGACCATCATAACATTACATTTTAGAGATACACCGAGACTAAATTAAATATATTTTATTATATACATGAAATCAGTTATCATTAAGAAGTCTCCTAATAAAGGAAAAAAAATGGTCGCTATATTCTATGAGGATAAGAAAAAAATAAAAACTATTCATTTCGGTGCCGAGGGGATGAGTGATTATACTAAACATAGAGATGATGAGAGAAAGAAAAGATATTTAAATCGCCATAAGAAGAGAGAGAACTGGAATAATCCCATGTCTGCTGGATCACTCAGTAGATATATCTTATGGAATAAACCAACATTAAAAGCGAGTATCGCTGATTATAAAAGACGTTTTAATTTTTAGTTTTAATTATACTTTTTTATCGTAATTAATAGAAAATATTAATAATATATAGTAATATAAAATGGATGTTATGCCCGAAGTTATAGAATATGAACCAGAAATCCAAGAGGAAGAAGAAATAAATTTAGATGATATGAATCAAGATGAACCAGAAATCGTTGAAGAAAGAAAAATTCCCCAGATAAAAAAGGAAGATATTTTTTTACGTGAAGGTGAGCCAGAACCGACACCGAAACCGAAAAGAAAAAAAAGACCTCCCATGAGTGAGGAACATAAAAAGAAATTAGCGGAGGCGAGAGTGAAAGCGTTAGAAACAAGAAGGAGAAACGCCCAAGAAAAGAAAGAGCTGAAAGAATTAGAAAAAAAGAAAAAACAAATAGAAAAACAACGATTAAAAGATTTCGTAGAAGGACAGAGTAATCGTGAAACAAAACAAATAGAAACTCCCCCAAAAATAATGAAAGTAGTAGAAGAACCAAAATCAGAAGTACGAATAGAGAAACCAATACCACAACCAGAACCAAAAAAAGAAAGAGAATATATTACTAAACAAGAATTAGAAGAAAGTAATTTAAAAGCGATACTCGCTTATGAAGCGATAAGAAAAAAGAGAAAAGAAGAAAAGAAGAAAAAAGAAGAAGAACAAAGGGAGCTGGATCAAGTGAAAAAGAAAATACAGAGAGCGATGCCTTCTACGAAAGCGTATTACGGAAGAGAACTTCCAGACGACTATTTTAATAATTGTTTCTAAAAATTTTTATATAAATTATTTATATCATGGAGAAATTTACTATCGCTGAGTTAGGAGTATTTTTAGGAGTAGTAGGAGGAATTTTAACAAGTGTATTATTAACGATACAAAAGTCTAAATGTGATAAGATAGATTGTTGTTGTATTAAGTGTCATAGAAAACCAGAATTAAATACGAATACATCTCAACCATAATTATTTTTATCAGTAAGTATAGAAAATAAACCAAATTGACATAAACAAGATTATAATGGTGGCAATATGGTTTATTTTTTATAATTATTTATAAAAATAAAAAACTTGTTATATCCATCCTTGTTTATTAAGATAAATTTTAATTCATTTATTTAAATTATTCATTTTTTTTATTTTTTATGAGTATATACCTCATAAAAAAATTTTCCCCAGATAAAACGACTAGAATCAATTTTTAAGATTATCCTATAAATACACGATAAAAAAAAATCTAAAATTATACTACTTTTTTTAATTTAAAATATTTCATGAAAATAAAATATATTTCATATTATAAATATGGAAGGAAAACCCAAGAAAAAGAAGGTGCCGAAAGTTTTAAAAGTGAATGACGTTTTAGAGAATAATAAATATAAAGAAGTCCATGAATTTCTCCCGAAGGCTCAGTTTCTCACATTAATCATAGGGTCTGTGAGAAGCGGGAAAACTAATTACCTCATAAACGCTCTTAGGAATGGAGATGATTTTTATGGTGAAGACTACTGGGACGCTTATAAAATTATCTCAAATACATTAAACAACGATACGAAGGGAAAATATTTCACAGACGCTTTCGCTGACTGCGAAGACCATTATACTGACCAGATGATAAAGGAATTGATCCAATCACAGAAAAAATATGAGAGAGAAGAAATGCCGACCATGTTAATTTTATTAGATGATATCCTCTCTCGGGATTTTAAAAAAACTAACGACATCACATATTTATGTAGTAAATTTCGCCATTATGAAATGTCAATTTTTCTCACTACTCAATCATTCCGTAGCGTAGGAACCATCATAAGGAACAACGCTACGAACATCCTTATTTTTCGCCAGAATAACTCCAAGGAACTTGATAAGATAAGAGAAGAGTATTCAGAGCTGTGTGGATCAGAGGAATTATTTATGACGTATTATAACCTCGCTCATGATAGTCCATTCTCATTTTTATATATAGACGCTCAGACTAATCCAGCGAGATTTTATAGGAGACACGAAACCCTCTTAGGGATAGGTGATAAAAAAGTAATACAAGAGAACCCGAAAGAAGCGATGAAACCCTTTAATGATGTAGCGGAGCTGAAAGTGAAAAATATGAAAAAAGATAAAGATATTCCGCTTGATGATTTAGTTTTTTAATTTTCCTTCAACGATTTTTTTATATATATTATTCTTATAAATAATATGGCGGATATGTATGGTTATCAGTCGGCGATACAAGCACAGAACCAGAGGGAACAAGCAGTAGAAGAAGCGAATGATTTAAAACAAGCGAATAATCTTACAGCGACAGATGATTATAATAAAGAAGTGACGGAACAAGACGCGATGAACGACGCAGAACTCGCCAAGGATTTCGTCACGGGGATTATGTCTGGCGGAACCATGAAAGAAGCATATGACGCAAGGAATAAGAGAATAGAGAAAGCGGCGAAACGATTACAAGCGATAAGAGAGGGGAGAATTCCAGATGATAGTGGGGAGCCGTCAGCATTAAAAAAATCTGTCCTCAATATAGCAGATAAAGCGAAAGACGTAGGAGGACAAGCATTAGACGCGGGGAAAGAAGTAGGAGGATATATAGGAGGAAAAATAGGAGACCCAAGAGACTGGGACTGGTCATCGGTTTCTGGTGGAATGGGGGCGACGGCCATGAATATTCCTACGAATAACCCCAGAGCAAGTTTCACATTACCCACCCCTCCCTCGGCTCGTGTTTCTTTTGATGGAAACGCTCCATCATTACAATTATCTGGGGGAACAGACCAAGCGGGATTAGGAGTACGAGTCGGAACATTACCGCCCGATAGATTACAACCAAGACCAAGACCTCCACCACCTCCGGGAGCACCACCACCTCCGGGAACAATTATAAGACCAGAAGACCGCCCTACACCAGACGGACAACCAAGAGCAAGACCTCCACCACCTCCGGGGAGACCACCACCTCCGGGAACACTTATAAGAACAGAAGACCGCCCTACACCAGACGGACAACCACGAATACCTCCATCTCATCCACCTCCATCGGCTCCCGCTCCCCCACGTCCTCCTTCCCCGAGAACATCGCCTTTCTTACGACCACCAGAACCAGAACCAGCACCAGCACCATTAGCGAACCCACCGACAACGGGACAGACTATAACATCCGCAGATGATAACCCAATCCATAAACCCCCTCGTGGATCTACGAGCAGTTTAGCGAGGTCATCTGTTTTATCTTCTGTAAGCGACGCACAATCAGACACACCATCAGAAAGTGAAGCACCATCTCTAACTTCTAAAATTATTAGTGGAGTGACGGGAGCTGATAAAGAAACCGCTGAATTTGTAGGTCGTGTCGGTGGGGCGGTTTCATCCGCTACTATGGGAGGATTAAGTATATATGACGATGTCTCTAATTTAGTTAAATCTCATGGACAGCATTTATTTGATAAAGACGCATCTACGACAGATAATATAGATAATATTACTTCTACTATCGCCTCCGTTAGTGATGTTGTAGGTTTAATTCCGGGAGCTGAATGGGTCGCGGGGTTAGGAAATCTAATCGGTGAAGGCGGGAATGTTGTTAAATTATTCGGCGACTATGAGAAGGAAAAAACCAACGTCCCCCCGAAACCTCCGCCAGAAGTATTACAAGCGAAAACATTAAACACGGGACAGATAGCAGATGTCGGCGTCCAATCCGCTGTGAAAGTAGGCGGATTAAATACATATTAAATAGAAGAATATCCAATAATGGAAATAACAATAATTTTTTTAATCTCTATTTTAAAGATAAACCATAATGACATATTTATAATATTGTTTCTGTCAATATGGTTTATTTAGAAGAATATCCATTTTTATGAGTATATACCTCATAAATTAATTTTCCTATGATAAAACCTAAAATGAGTGCAAAATTGATTATCACCATGTATCAAGATAAATTTAAAATCTATTTTTATTAGATTTTTTTATAAAAAAGAAATTATTTAATTTAGAAGAATATCCATTTTATTCTTCGGGTGGTTTATATTCATTCTCTAATGTATTATGATAAACTTTATACATTTTCTCATAGTATTCGCTATTGATACTATATAATGTTTTCTTATCTAATTTTCCAGTCTTTTCATTTTTCTTCGTAGTCCTCTTCGTATTAATAATTTCCACGCCGAAAAGGTCTTTATATAGTACGATAATCTGTTTCTTCACTCCCGCTGGATCAAGAAACGCATTTTTTTTAGTCCTTACGCGTCTAATAGATGTATATTCTATCCAGAGTTTTTCAGCGTTTTCTGGTGATAATTCATTCGTCATAGTCAGCTCTTTTCGTTCATGAATTCCTACGCCTTTCTTTAATTTATCTAAAAATATTAACTGATTATTAGTAGATGAAAAACTTTTAATATCAAAATCTAATCGCTTTTCTATGTGTTCTAAGATGGGGTCGGCTCCTTGATGAAGTGGATCAAAAAAGTATCGCTTCATCGTGTAATATCTCCCTAATAATTTAGGGTCTGTAATTAAATCCTTACATTCTTCAATCTGTTCCATCGGGATATGGAGAAGATGTATCACCTCGGCGAAAACTGGACTAAAATATTGTTCTACTAACTTCCGGCTCATTTCATTAACATCATCCCATAAATATCCACGATGTTGATATAAATATCCGATAGACCTTTCTTTAAAATCTTCATAAGTTTCTCTACCTTCTGAAACCGCTAAACTATCACCTAACATAAATTTTATATCGTGTTCATCCGCCCAATCATTAAGATGTTCGCGTGATGTTTTATATTCATGTTTTCTAATTAGTTCAGAATAATCATCATATTTTTTCTTTAATTTTTCATATTCTACTTTATAAACATCATAGAATTTATCAAACTCATCTAAAACTACTTTCTCCTTCTGTTCCTTGATTTCCTTAGCGATGGAGGCTGTCTGTCCCGTTGATTTATTCATTAATTCTGGGTTCATTTCATACTCAAAACCCCGAGATAAAATTAGTTGTAAGAAGTGAGCGAAATAATTAGATTTAAAAGTATCTTGATTATAGACATACTGGGAATATAAATCATTAAATATTTTCTGACTTTCTTCTAATCCACACATAGAAAATGATTTCATCATTATATTAACTCCGTTCATTAAAACCTCTCTACATTCAGCGATACTATCATATTTATAAGGTTTCCATGATTTATCCTCAAAGAGGAATTGTAGAGAAATAATATTTCTACATCTACAAATCTGTTGTATCATTCCTCTGGGGTCTATCGTTCTACATCTAAAATAACCGAAAACTTTTCTCTCCATAACACTATCTAAACCATAAACGATTTTAGGTGAGAAAATTACTTTATCGTGTTTATCTAAATCTAAATCTTGTAAGACTTCCATAGGACTATCGGCGGATACTACTAAAATATCCTTATGACCTAAACGTTTTAAATCATCGCCTAATTTAATAGCGGTTCCTTTTTCATCACACGCAACCATATATTTATCTTCATTAGAGATTTCTTCAACGAGAGATTTATATGAGAATAATTCCTCCGCCTCTATCCCTTTATTATGTTTATATTCATTAACGATGTAATGAAAGGGAA